CTTTAGGCTTAGCCGCCATTTGAGTGGCTTGCTCACTTAAAGTCTTCATGGCTTGTTGTGGGTTATCAGCCGCAGAAGCCAAACCACCAAAACCTTTAACTAATTGAGCAGTATTTTTAGTGCCGACTGCGGCTAACTGAGCATAAGTACTAGACATATCGGAAGCACTATAAATTGTTTGTTGTGCAAACTGTTGCATTTCGGCTTTAGCTTTAGCTATTTGAGTATCAGACGCGCCTAACTGGTGCATATTCCCTTCAAACGTTTGCCATGAAGTTGATGCTTCATTAAGTTCTCCTAGCATTGATCTAATACCATAGCCAGCTAATCCCATTCCTTTGCTGATCAAATTGCCTACCGCAACGCCACCAGCCATAGATTTAAATAAGCCACTGCTGGATTTTTCAGCACCACCCAACATATTTCCGCCTAGGGCGCCTTTTAACCTGCTAAAACCTGATTGTGCTCTTGAAAGTCCATTTGCCAATTTATCTAATGGATTACTAAAAGCATCAACAACTCTAATCGTTGCGCTTATTTCTGGCATATATTACCTCCTTTCTAGTTCCTACAAAAAAGAGAGGCTAAGCCTCTCACATATCATTTCAATGTGTTATGACTTTGCCTCTCTTTTACTTTCTTCTCTTTCTTCCTCTTCTTGTTCTAGCCTTAATTCAATTGATGCAACAACTAATGCCTTTTCTCTTTCATTTAAATTTGTCCACTGTTTTGGTGTCCAATGATACTTATTAAGGACATAGTTGTAAATGGAGAAATCACCAACTGAATCATTAATTAGTTTTTTGCTGCAGCAACTAAATCATTATCATTATCAGCATCAATACCTGAAAGCTCTAATACTTTTTCAGCTAATGCATTATATTCACCTGCTAAGAGCATTGCTTCCAATGTGCCTGCAGGATCACCATAAGTGCCGTAATGCTTTTGAAGTTCTTCATTCTTCAAATTAGGAACTACAACACTAGCAGCCATTAAATTATTTTCAAACTTGTCTTGATTTAAAACCTTTTGAGAAGTTCTAGTTGATTTATTGAATTGAACTTCTTTTGAATCATTTCTCAATTCACTTACTTCTTTTGCGGTTAAAGAACGAATCTTAAAAGGTACTTTAAAACGTTTGATCTTTACTTCTTCTTCCTTTACAGGACTTTCAACATTAATAAAATCTTCAACATTAAAATTTTCATCCATTTATTTTCTCCTTACTGAATACCATCAAAAGGTTGAACTAAGTGAATACCTTCAAAAGTGAAATCTGCCGAAGTATCCATAACAGTATCGTCTGCCTTAAAATCAGCAATTGGGATTTCATCCAAGTTAACTTCATCGAGTTGGATAATTTGCTTACCAGCTCTTGAAGTTGGGTCTTCAATAGTAAAAGTAATTGTGAAGTAAAGGTCTCCTTCTTTCATTGTGTAAGGAATTCCATATTTTAGCCAATTACTATTAATTACATATTGACCAAGTGTTCCAGTACCATCAACAGAAGTAGTTTTATGCTTAGTCCAGTGGTCACCTAAGACTTGAACCTTTTCTTTGTTCTTTTTGATGTTAATCTTTAATTCTTTACAATCGATCAAATTAATAACATTGCCATCGATTGTAACGGTAACCTTAGCATCCTTTGACGAAATGGTATCTCTGCCATAAAGAACCTGTTCTAAAGTTGTTGCCATTTATTTACCCTCCTATCTAACTACCAAGTTGACATAGAGTTTTTCCATTGAGTCAACTGGAGTCACATATAAATCCATTAATACCGCGTCCTTGTCATTGCCTTGAGCCAAGCTTAAATCACTAGGATCAAAATCGCGAATTACGTTTTGTGACTCTAATCCAGATAAATAACTTACACGGTTAGCTTTAAATAAGTCGCGACCAAACTCATTGTTGCTTACTTTTCCCAAGAAACTAGTTTCGAATGTTTGAGCGGTATTAGTACAGATTTCATCAAGTGTTCTAATAACGCGGTTCTTACTAAAATCTTTAGACTTAGTATCAGTAAACTTAGTAAGCGAGTTAATATCTTGTTCAACCACAACGCGTTGACCTGCTCTCGTAGTGAACACAATTTGTCCAGCACTTAAAGCTTCAATAGTCTTATCATTATTTAGCTTAGGCTTAGCTTCCACAGCATCATCAAGTTGAGCATAAGTCAATGCTTGATCTGGTGTAGCACTAGCACTCATACCAGCAAATCTAGCAGCAGCAATATTAGGAGTAATTGTAGTGCCATCATTAAGCACATAACCATTCAAAACAGTTGATACACCTTCGTAGTTGTAAGCCACGCCTCTTACGTTAGGCAAAACGGCACGAACCTTAATGCCGACATTTTCACGTAAAATCTTAATTTCTTCAGCTAAAAGCTTGTGAATGTTGCTTGATTCATCCCACCCTGCGGTAGTTGCTACAGCATAGAATTCATTTTCCAAGTAATCATTCATGTCATCTGCAACATGGTTGGTACCGTTAGAGCCACCTGTTAAATGTGCGTTTACAGCGCTTTGAGTTAAGCCATTAAAGATCGCAGTGTAAAGTGGATATTCACCTTTAGCGTTCAATTCCTTAGTAACATCTGCAGGGGCACCAAATGTAATATCAACATAATCATTATGGACTTCCAATTGGTCTTCCTTAGTTAATCCTGCTGCAGTAATTGCTTCAGTATTTGCTAAAGGCAAAGTAATTTTTGTTTGATCAACTTCCTTAGTGCCGAAAATAGTAGTTACAGTTACATCTCTAGTTTTAGCACCATCAGCCAAGGGACTAGGAACAAAACTAACACTAATGTTATTGCCCTGTTCGCCTTCGTATTTTGCATTAACAGTATAAACGCCCGTCTTAGTAGCAGTAGATTTAGCGCCACCAGTGAAATCGTTTAAAAGCAATACCGTTTCGGCACCCTTTAAAGCTTCATGAACTGGGGCTAATACTTCATCAGTGCTATTGTGACCGGTTAGCGCAGTAAAATCACTAGTAGCTTTTAATTCAATGATGCCATTCTTACCCCAGCCTAGAGGCTTATTTTGGAACATCAATAAACGGCCCAAAGATGTGGTTAATACTGGCTTACCATCGCCTTTAACATTGATGTAGACACCAGGTCTTACTTTATTTTGAATTCTCCAAGTTCCACCTGCCATTTATTACATACCTCCTTTAAAATCTTCAATTGCTTTCTTAGCTTCGGCAATTGTATAAGTTCTGTTATCTTCTAACGCAGCATTAATAATTGCTGTGTTGTTAGTTCCAGGGAACAAATTAGCTTGCTTAATTTGAGCCTTAGTGTACTTAACTTCGGCGTACTTAACTTGGGCGTTATTCCCTGTTGTTTCCTCTTGTTCTTGCATTTAAATCTAAGCTCCTTTGTTTTAGTGAAGTATCTGGCTTGTACATCCGCAAAACCAGATCAAAATCACACGTTAACGTATGTTCATTAGTATCTACACTGAATTCACGATTTCTTAAATAAGCAAAATCAGGCAATACAGTTAGATTGTCCATCAACAGTACTTCCATCTCATCTAATGCTTCATTAGCATTTTCTTCTGGTGGAAAATAAACAACTTGAAATGGCATTTTTCTAACTTCATAATCAAAAAGTTCTGGCTTTAGAGTTGTATTTCCTGCTCTGCCTATAAAAAAACACGGTTGATCAAACCCACTAGGTTGGTTCTCCGTGTAAATCGTTGTTTCTGGTGAGATACGAGCTAACTCATCCGCTATTCTTTCAATTATTGTCATGATAGTAAATCCCTAAAAGCCCATAAGCCAGGTGTTATCAGATCAGGCAGTTGAGAGCTTATCGCATTCAAGGAATTCTTCATAAAGAATTGACCTGGTACCCAGCTCTTATGCCCACGAGTTCTGTGGCCACTTTCAACATAGGAAGCATATTCAGTAGGATTACTTACTTTGACAACCCAACCACCTCCACTTACAGAAGGTCCTTCAGCAGTCCAAGCTTTACGCAAAGCACCAGTATCAACAGGAGTATTACTCTTAAGCGTTCTGATGGCTTGCACACCAATACGCTTAGTGCTTTGACCAATCTCTTCTTTGAGTTGACCACTATCTATTCTTCCTTTAACACGACTAGCCCAAGCCTGAAATGCTGCATCGTCAACAGTTCCCAAACTCATGCTTTTTCATCCCTTACCATTGCCAGCTCTTGATGTGAGTAATAGCCAGAATATCCTTTGCTAGAGCGCTTATATTTAACTGTATTACCGTTTTGATCAGTAATATAGATAACCGCCCCAGCAGGAATATCAATGCCATTACGGATTAGTAACTTAGCATCTGCTTCATCAGTGCCAAAAATAGTTTGAGTGCTTGCAGATTGCCCTTTTAAAACCACCTTACAAGGTTCATTTTCTACTATCGTGGTTTCAACACTATTGGTAATGTGGTTCTTAGTTACTTTTTTAGTACCAGTGATTTTGGCTCTATCCGTCCATAACAAAGAGACTACATTTTTTAAACCCTCAAATTCGCTCATTCTGGTAGCCTCCTGAAGTTATTTAAGATGCTAGTGTAATTATCCGTAATAGGATTTAAACCTTGTAGAGCTACGTAAATATCGCTTACAGGCTTAAATGTGACGCTGACATCACCTTCGTTAAGTGATTGGATGTTAGCAGTGTTCTCGCTGTCAAGAAACCCATTTACCTTAATTGCTTGAACTGCCATGCTAACCGCTACTGTAGACAATTCATTAGGCAATTCATCAATTGGAATATTACAGTAATTAGCAATATCATTCATGATTTTATCAACTGTAAAATCAATGATCTTATCATAATCAGGATTTTCATTGCTGTTAGGAATTAACAATTTAACTTGATTAACAATGTATTCCTTGTCCATCCAATCACCACCTTATGCTACTTTACTAAAGCTAACAAGTCATTCTTAGTAGTCTTACCAGAGAAATCGATATTATGAGCAGTTAAATAAGCTTTGATTTCTTCAACAGTACTAGCTTCAGTTGGTTTTACATTAGCAGGATTTGTTTTCTTGCCAAACTTTGATGAATCTGATAAATCCTTAGTGCCAGTAGCATTGCCAACGACAACTTCATAACCTTTAGTCTTAGTGCTTAATAAGAGAACATCATCATATGATTGTTCGTAGTACAGGTAGTTACCTGAAGTTGAAGCAGATGGTTGATCAAATCCAACGAAAGAATATTTTTCAGGTGCAATTTGAACACCATTGCTAATTAAGAACATTTCAATTTGCTTTGCATCTGACTTAAGCTTTGAGCCAACAGTGAAATCGAAAGTAGTTTGCATCAAATCTGATGGAACAACATTAATAGTTACTTCGTCCAATGAGTGAACTGTACGAGTAATAGCTGAAGGATCAGAAATAACCACAGTACGGTTCATAGCATCTGCACGCTTCAAGATTGAATTCATCTTAGGAGTTACGTACAAGATACGACCTTGAGCTGGAATACGAGCTTCATCGAAGTTGCTCATCATTTCATCGAATAGCTTAAGAACATTAGTTTCATCGACTGATTCAGTGTGAACCCCATCTTGACCGTCATACTTAACTTTTTCTTGGTATAACTTGGAGAACATTTCTCTATCCTTTTCAGGCATCTTTGAATCTAAGTTAAATTGACGAGTGATGTTAGCAATTGAAACCACCATATCAGTTTCATCAACATCCAAAGGATCTACAAGAGTACTCCAGTAACGTTCGTTGGTTAATTCATATGAATCCCAATCGTTGCTGTAGTTAACTGCTGGACTTGTAATAATTCTACGTTGACGGTCTTGACGACCTGCAGTAATGGTTAAACGTGGTACTTTAATATGTTTTGCTCCATCAAACTTAACCATTGAGTTAGATGGTGAGTTCCATAAATCTGCACTATATAAGTGACCATCATAAAAAGCTTGTTGCACAGCACTTTGGTATGCATCAGCATAGTTAATAACTTCTGCCATTTAATAAATCTCCTCTATTTCTTAAAAACATCAACCATAGCTTGTACCGGATCAGTAGTAGCAGGTGTTCCATTACTTGGTTCATAGTTCTGCTTAATACCTTCATCAAAGATGTATGGTGCAGTTTTGTGAATTTCCTTAATTTGCTCATCTAGTCCTGATAGGTTGCCTTGTTCATCAAGCTTAACCTTGTCCATATCCAAGAAGCCTTTGATTGCCTTAGTATCTCTGACCTTGCTTGCACTTAAAGCACGATCAACAGCACTAGTAAGACGTGTTTGATTTAACTTATTAGTAAGATCAGCCGTGTCATTCTTATACTTGGTTTCTAATTCCTTGTATGAGTTTGATAATTCTTCATTATCCTTAGCATTCTTACGTAAATTCTTTAAATCTTTATCACGTTCAGCAATTTGAGCTTTCAAAGCATTGTTTTCTTCAACAATTGCATCATTACCAGACTTAGCATTATTAATATCTTCACCGTTCAAATCCATAACAGCTTTGATTTGATCTTCATCAAGTCCTAAATCTTTGAGTTGATTTCTTTTCATATAAATTCTCCTTACCTTTTACACGTTTTCTACGAGTTCGCCTCTCACAAGGCATGCAAAAAGAGCAGTTTTACGACTTACTCAGGTCAAACAATTATTAATTTAATGTCCAGTAAATATTAATTCCAAAAGTATCTTTCATAAAATGAACAAACCATACATTTATTAGAGTTCCTATAACTGAAAGTACTGCAAAAGCAATTACTACAAGTAAGATTTTCAACGCAATTGCAAACCATTCGCTATATCGTATTTCGTTCCATAGATTTTTCATGTTTTTGCCCTGAGCCCTACTCCCCCAACGGTTTCGACCGTAAGGTTTTTCTGAGCGGTGGCCTTTTTCCATTGTTCAAAGGTCATGTTCCGCGTCCATTTGCCTTTTTCAGTAATCGGATCACGATACCACCGTGTGGGAATATCAGGCAAATCTTTAATGTAAGGAACTGTCGTGCATCGGCAGTAGGGATGTATCAGAGGGTAATTGATGCCTTCTTTCTTATCCTTGACATTAAAGACGTGTTCGTCTAAGTGCGCGCAAATATCACATGTATGAGTTTCTAATGTTGCTAAGTATTGATATTGCTCAATGTCTGAATCTTCATAGAACTCTGCTGTAGCTTTTTCTGCAGCATGTCCCATTTCAGTGACAACTAAACGATGGATATTGGATTTAACCACGCCTTGAAACTTGTCTCTTAACATTCGTTCAACACGATTGTAAGAATATCCTAAAGCAGTTGATCTAAACATGACATCAGTTAACACTTCAGGCATTACTTTAGTGTAATTGTTCCAGATTCTTTTACTAAAATTGCTACCTTGCCAGGGCTGATAAACAATGTCCTTTAATTCTTGCTCATTAAAGTGAGCAAAATTAACATCTAAGCTACCTACTACTAAATATTTGTTGTAATTTTCTAATAAATAAGTATCCTCATAGCGTTTAGCTAAACCTATGGCCATAATATTTTCTTCATCGTCAGCATATTTAGCAGCTAACTTTTGATATTGCCTGTACAGTTCCTGAAGTCTAGCAATTCTAGATTTATAGTAGGCAGAGTTCAATTCTTTCTCAAAGCCACCAGCTCTGGCCTTAGCTTCGAACTCTGCCAGAGTCATGTCAAATTTAGAAGTATCAATAGAATTTAAATAATCAGCCACTTGCTTTAGTGATTGATCATTTTCTTTAGCATATTTGGTCAACCATCCCTTAGATTCTTTGATAAATTCGTTTTCAAGATCCTTAAGACGAGATCGCATGGCGACTTCATATTCAGCAGTTGAAGCCATCTCTTTTTGTTTAGCTAAGAGAGCGCGTTTTTTCCAATATTCTTGTGAGTTCATAATTAATCACTAGACTTCTTATTTGCCTTCTCTGGTTTATCAGAATCGTTTTTATCTTCATTAGGGTAGTCTTCACCTTCAGGATCATTAAAGCTCTGAGAAGCTCTAAAACCGTCACTATTTTGAATATCTTCTTTTTGGTATTCAAGTTCTTGTTGCCAATCGTCAACAATTGGATTTGCCTTAGCAATTGCTTCTTTACTTGAATAATTAGCAACAGCGGCAATTTCTTGGGCCTTAGCTAAATCATCTTGTACCTGAGTTCTAGTCCAAATTTGAGAGATTTTGAGGCTGTCAGCATCCCTGATACCTAAATGATTCATAATGGCTCTCACAAGCTGACTAATGCCACGTCTAAAGTTTGATTCTGTAATGCCAGCCTTTAATTCCAAATGTGAATACAACATCTTAATTGCCACACCACTAGCATTGCTATTTTTAAAGTTAGCAGGATCAATGCCTTGACCATAAAGGAATATGTTTTCCTTTGTAGTTTGCAGTACTGAATTTCTGGCTTCAACTGGAATATCAATCTGCAGTGTATCGATTCCTGATTGATCGCCACTTCCTGCGTTGTTAAATTTGACAGCCTTGTTTTCCTTCAGGTCATGCATGAATTTATCAAGCGATGTTCCGCCGTAATTCTTTAATACCAGTACTACCTGCTGAATATCATCAATGTCATTCAGAAAGCCGTTGTAAATGTCATCATAGGCATCAATCAGACCCTTACACTTCTTAAGCTCTGATAACTTAAGTTTGTTCTTAGGAAATGCAATGAACGGGACACGTCCAAAATTATGTTTTAATACGTTGCTTACACCAGTTTCATAGCCAGCGCTCATATCATAGCTAGTAATGCTGTTGTATGGTTCGAGATCATCAAGATTAGAAGTTGGCTGTTTAAAGAATGTAGCTTCTTTATCGTTCCAATATTCATGAACCGTAAATAATTTACCAGTATCAGGATCTAACTGCTTATATGATCTCAATACACCTAATAACTTATTATCCAAAGTAGTTGAATAAATTGGAGTTATCTGATTAGGTGGAATAATTGCATATCTAAAGTTATCATCCTTATCAATCCAATAATGAAGCCATGCGACGCCACTATTACTTGCATCGATTACTAAGCTACTCACAGTGAAGGCAAAATCATCACCTAAAACTTCAGCAATATCTTCATTATATTTTTCATTGCCTACATCAATTTGAGGAGGAACAGTAGCCACATACCCTGCTTCTTGATCAACAAGCAATTGATAGAAGTTCGATGGCACACGGTTATCAGCATGACGTAGTGGATCATCCTTGCCATCCTTATTTAACTTGGCTTTGCCATCGTTTCTGCTCGTGATATCAGTTTCGTTTCTATAGTATTTCAATGCACTTTCATAACTGTTTAAAAAATTAGCACGTTGTGTACTGGTATTTTTGATCAGTTCTTGCATTTGTTTTAATTCCAAGGGATGTAGCCTCCTCCTTTATAGTGTTCTGAATAAATTCCATACCTTAAGCAGTCCTCGCTATCATCGTCTTTTTTAATCGGGGCTTCTTTTTTGTCATCCCAAACATAATTGAAAATAGTATTTAACAAGTTAGGTGCTTCATCCTTGTTAATAATTAATTTTCCTTGTTTGAAATAACTATCTACAAACTCCAAGCCACTCAATACATTTTTATTAGCATTAATACAATTGATGCCGTTAACTTGCATTTGATTTACATAATCAACACGAGCCGAATCGGCCCAAAAGACGATATTCCCATATTTTCTTTTAATCTCTTTGGCAACATCTATCCAATAATCAATGAATCTATGCTCATGTGCCCATTCCTTAATCAAATAGGATGTGCCTTTGTCATCATCACCAAACAATTGAATAACTCCTTTGTGTCCTTTGCCAAAACCCCAGTCAATTGATGCATAATATTTAGTCATTTCTGGTAACTGATCAGTTGTGATAGTCATGGTTTCAATATTGAAATCACTAAATATTTGACCCTCAGCGCTAACCCACTTGCCATAGATCATTCGATCTGTATACATTCCAGAAGGCGTAGCAGCTACTAAAGAATCAACATAATCTTTGGATAAAAAAGTATTATCAAAGATTGTAAAATTGAATACTTTAATACGTGCCTTAGGGTCTTTGTTGTCCAAGTAATCTGTCTTAATAAAATTTGTAGGACTATCTGGATTACTGGTTATTAGGATTCTTGCCCCTTCAACAGAGCAACGGTTAATTATTTCTTGAAATACGCCTTGATCTGCTAAAGTTGCTTCATCAATCAAAGCACCATAAGCAGTAGCACCACGAATGGAACCAATACCACGGATGGAGCCGGTATAAGCCGGAACAATTTCAACTCCCAGTAACGAATAATGCCCATGCCTATCAACAGGGATGCTAATACCAAATTCATTCTCAATTGAAGCAATGATGTTTGTATAAATTGAGTTACTAGAATACCCAGCCAATATATAAATCGGTCGTTTAATATTGTTCTTCTTTGCTAATTTTGCGACCCGTTTTAATTCAAGTAACAATATCCAATTTGAAATATATGTTTTACCTGATCGAACCGCGCCAATCAAAAAAAGATACTTCCAATCATCATTCAAATAAGATTGAAGTACCTTTTGTTGTTTCTTTGTAAATAAATCGTTCAATGCCATATCATTACATTAATTTCCAAATATAACCTTTATAAGGCTTTTTGCTCTTTATATGATATGAAATACTGCTATGATTAAATCCATTTCTTGAAGCTTCTCTTGCTGATGGCCAAACTTTTATTAGATTTCCATTTATATCATATTGACCAACGGCTTTGCTTAAATCTGAACGATTAACAAAACTTGGTTTGTGATATGGCTTAATATGTTCAATTACATGACCATTATTAACAGATCGCCACATATAATTATTATGAGTTTGCACTTGTCCTAAGCAACACTCTCTTATATGGCTAGCATTATATCCTTCTCTAGCAGCTTCATGTGCAGAATTCCAAACTTTAACTAATTCACCTTTTAAATTATATTGAGTAACACATATGCCTTCCTTTATTCCAACTCTTTTAGCCTTGCCACGATAAAGATTGTTGTAAATGTTTGTGCACCATTCTAAGTTGCTAACGCAATTATTTTCTTTGTTTTCATCAATATGATTTACTTGTGGTAATTTACTAGGATTAGGAATAAAGGTTTGTGCCACTAATCTATGGACTAAAAAATGCTTATACTTTTTGCCCTTAAAAAGCATTACATATTGATATCCACGATTGTTAAGTCTAGGCATGAGGATCTTGGTATTTTTATACAAACTTTTAACCCTTCCAAGATTTGATACCTGATAAAGTCCTTCATAGCCTTGAACATCTTTCCAAACTTCTATATTATTATTCATGTGATCATACCTTTCTATGATTACCTAGCTCTAGGGTGTCACCAGCACCGCTAGGGCTTTTTTTATTTTTCATAATAATTATATCATGTTTGGTCTTTTGGTTTTTCACTTGCACTTATCAACTTATCCATAAGTTCATCAAGTTTATCGTCACCTTCACTACCTAAACGCTCTGCAACATTTGCTCTAGCTTCAGCCACACGAGCATCAGCATTAGCTTTACGGATTTTGGCTTTATCTAATTCAGGTGTTGAATTATCAGATAATAAATTAGCATATTTAAAAAGCATCTGAATGAGTTGAAACTTAACCATTGCAGATGTTTTTGGATTCTCTAATAATTCATAAGATTGTTGAACAGCTAAAGGCAACGCACTATTTAACTTATTAAGACTATAGTCATGTAAACCACGGATAAATTCAGGGTCTTTTTTCCAGCGCCTAATAGTTTTTTCATCAACACCAACTTCAGCGCCGATTTCGACATTAGTAAAACGATGCTCAAATATCATTTCTACAGCCTTTTGACGCTTTTTATTTAATTTTTGAAAAGCCCCTTTTTCGGACATATTATTTTTCACACCATCTCACCACCACCTTAATTTACGCAAACTAAAAGCAATGCAATTCTTTGCTTAGCTATCTCAAAATATTCTTTGTTTAATTCCATACCAATGAAGTTGCGGTTCAGTTTTTTAGTGGCAACTCCAGTTGAGCCACTACCCATGTAATAATGTTTCTGTCACGTTATAATCTCCATTTTCTTCTTTCTTTTCTTTTCAAAATCTCTTTCAAGCTCTGCAAGAATCTTATGTTCAGTCTTGCAGCTAACTACACCATACTTTTTGGTCTTGTACATGATTTTTTATTCCTATCAAAAAAAGTGCCTTTTCAATATAAATAAAAACCGACTGGATTAAACCAATCGGCTTTTATTTATATCGCTCGTTATGTTAGCACTATTCACACAAAATTAGTAAAACAATAACAATCAAATATATAACTATCTAACATACTAACATAAGTCATGGCAATAATATGAAACAGCAGGTCAAGTGAATACAGACAACGTCTTATCTGCTGTTTCTATACATGGCTGAAGAAAAATAAAATGTTATTTATCGAAATCTTTGGGGAGGTATTCCTTAATTTTTCGACAATACTATAATAACGTGATTTCACTCCGTACAGTGTACGAATTGAGTACGTACTCTGTACGCCCGTTCAAGTTCCGTCAAGCGTACGCAAGTAATCTTATAACTTTGTCATTATGATTTTTAATTTGCCAACCTTCAAAAGAATAGGCAAAAGTAATCAATGCCCTTTTTCTATAAGCTGCAAATGATGTATGTTCTCTATAAACGAGCGGCTGAATATCAATCCATCTTTGGCGTTTGATGTATAAGCCTATTAATATTCTTTGAGAAACAGGATCAACACCATGATATAGAGCATCATGAACTGATTTAACAACGCTCTGTGCATCTAAGCCGTTAATTAGCTTAGTTTCAATACCATTTGTTTCACTTGAGCCATAATTTTCTTCAAAACTAGGTGACGACAAATCAACCATTTGGCTACCACTCACAAGAACAATTTTTTCTAGATCATTTTTGAAAAAGCTACTTACATTATCACACGTTTTAACAGCATCAATTTTAGGTACTAATTCCACATAATCACTCCATAAATTTTCTCAAAGCTTCAGTTGCCGCAATTGACACTGGAGTTTCATGTTCCTTGCACCATTCAACAAACAAATCATAAGTATAACTATCTACTAGCAGCTCCATTAATAGCAATCCTCCTCATAAACGTAATAATCAATGCTTTCTCGTTTAACTGGCTTATCCAAGTAAGGTAGTAAGTAGTACGAACCATTGCCAATAAATTTCCAAATTTCTTTATCCATTAAAACCATATCCTATCAATTTCTCATCTACTACTGCGACAGCTTCAACGGCAGAACGACACAAGCCATGAATTATATAGTTATCTTGTAGCATTTCATGAAATCTAATTTGGTCAGGTCTAGCTTTTCCAGTTTCATTCTTCACTTCAATGAAAAAAATCTTACCGTCTTCGGGTCTGAAACCAAATAAATCAAAAAAACCGCTTGGCAAACCCGTTTTAAAAAATCTACCGTCACTAGTATGAACAGAACCCACATTAGCTCGAAATACTTTATAGCCTTTTCGAGATAAAGCCACTTGAATTTCTTTTTGAATATTATGCTCTGATTCCATATAAACCTCTTTCCGCGGTTTCGAAAACGCTTAGTATAATTACCCTATTTGACTTTTTGCAAGTGTTAGAGACACTCCTATAGCCGTATATGGCTAATATCTATCATTGACAGTATGGGCACTTATTTTCGTTCATTGTTTTTCATTCCCTGCTGACAGCATTTGACAATCTCATGTGCTAGACCATCAATTTCCAGATAGTCAGGCTTGAGCGCGTTGGCCTTTTGCATAATCATCATTGCTAAATTACTAATATTTTCGTCAGTATGATAATTAAAACCATATCTAATACCCATCTTTATCACCTCATTTTTGCTATATGTAGCTGTAAACACCATCGTGATCTTGAAACGCCCAAGGATGTTGAGCTTTTTCAAAATTAACTAACAGTCCCTTTTGCAGATAACTAAAATCAATCTTGCTTAAATTACCATTTTCATCGCACCATAAAGGTGTAATTCTATTATTCTCAAGTAGTCCCAACTCCCAATATCGATGAACACAATAGGCAGGTTTCCAACGTTCTTCAAAGATTACTAACGGTCTGTTTGAATCGTTTCTTGCCTCTTTGAATTTCAATTTGTGAATCAAAGTTTTCTTAGATGGTACTGATCGACCACCTCGTAAAAGAATATTATTGGCACACCAGCTTACATGTGGCTCTTGAAGTTCAAACCATTTCTGCATGTGACTAATTACTTCATTTAAAGTTAATTTGTTAACATCCACATACCAAGTGCATCCCCACCAGTCGCCATCATAAATCGTGACTTTCATGTTTTTCATTATTGTTAAGGAAATCAAAAGATTTCATAGCAAGCTTCATTAAGAAATCAGTTCTATTTTTCTTAGCATCAATATTTTCAAGAAAAGGTATTAAACCATTTTCATCTAAAAGCACTAAAGCTCTATTAATCAAGTCAATTGCAACCGCTTGTTGATCTTGTCTAGTTAGTTTTTGACCATCTACTTCTATTTCTTTCATAATAGATACAAGTGCAGCAGAAGTTAAATAGTCAATTATCATTTGTCTATCAGTTACTTTCATTTTCATGCTCCTCCAGATATTTCAATCCTAGAATGGCATAACCAGCCATATCTAAAAGCGTGTCCTCAAGTGATTCATCATTTTTCTTAAGTTCATGATGAGTAATTAAATGTTCAATTCGGTTATATTTATCAGATAAACGTACTCCAATCACTGATAAACCATATTTATCAACCGATTTAGTAAAGCTGTCACCATAAGCTTTATTTTTGTTTTCTAAAGTAACAGCTAAATTATCCGTATATTTTCTAAAATTATTATTCATTAAATAAATTACCTCTTCTCTATAGAGCAATCTATTAATCGTTTTGCACAACGTCCATACCATTCGTTATTAAAATCAATAGATAATGAATGTTTAAATGAAGAATGCAATAAAACACTACTTTCTGCTTTGTTAATACCATCAATAGAAATGATTGAAAATGATGAAGGAAGATCATCTGTTATCGCACACTCATATTCATTATTTTTAGTAATGGCTACATAAAATTGAGCATTATTAAAGCTTCTTAACTCAGAATCATTAACAGCTTCTCTATTTATTTTTTTAATATCAACTTGAGCATTTTCTAACTCCAATAAATGTATTAACAATTTAATTTCTTTTTTGGTTTCATCATTAGAAATAAACCTGTTTTCTTGATTAACTCTTTTATCAATATTTTCAATTTGATTTATTACATCAACATATTCATCAAAAATCATATTTATTTTCCCTTAGTTTATATTCGCCCAATCTTCTATAGTCCTGATTAACTTCAGGACGATAATCATTTACATAAATTCCAACACCATATTTCAAATGAACTTTTTTCTTTATATAATAAGCAGCTCCAATATTTACATAGGCATTAAATTCATATGGATCTAATTCAAAGTCACTTAATAAAAGCGCTCCTTTAATTGCACCAGTTGAGACATAACTTAAACCATATTGAGTTAAACAATGTTCTGCCCAATGTTTTAATGAATAAGTACATAATCTTCTAGTTTTAATAGGAGTAAAGTTATCTTTACACCAATTAATTAGCATCTGTTGTTCTTCTCTTGAATAATTTGCAATTAAATCATAAGGGCTTTGATTTTAAAATCCTTCATGGCCACCATCAAGTAATTTATTTTTGGAATCAAAATAATCTTTTTTGAATTTATTTAAATCTTTCATATTTTTACCTCATAGCGTTATGAAAGTTAGGTATCCATAACATCTATAAACGTTGATATATCAAGGGTTTATAACAAAACCTAACAACCTAACGCTTTTGTCTAAACTATTAATAATACATGGGTACTATATATATTATTAATAATTAATTTATATATTTTATTTATACTGTTATGTGTTATGTTTTTTATATAACTCTTAGAGGGAGTAAGGCTGAGGGGCATAACGCAAACCTAACAAACCTAACACTTTTTAAATCCTCTAGCCATTTTCTTTTGAGATTGATCATAACCATTAGCGCCAACTTCAAAATCCATATGGCTCATTACATAGCGCATAGTCCTAATATCTTTATCTTTAATTTCTCTACCTAATCCAACCATCAAAGCTCTACGCATTTCTTGATTAGAAATAAATTTACGATCTTTGAACTGACCATCTAATAAGGTTTTAACTTCATCCTCAACCTCTGAAGTTGCTAAGAATTGTTTACGATTGTTTGCTAAAATAGCCTCTTGCTTAGGCGAAAGCTTGAAAGGATCCTTTGTGTGTTTCCAAAGATATACAGCTTCACCCCAGACTTGATCAATTTCATCTTGTTTTAGTCCTTCAACAGGGTGAACTCTTTGACGTTTGCTATCACACTTAATAGAAAGAAATCTTCTGTCACCTGATTTATCTTTTAAGTGTTGAACTTCGTTAGTAGTTCTAGCCATTACAAAACCTTTATTGAAAGTCATGATGTATTTGCCATATGAAGGTCGGTATCTGAAGACTTGTTCTGTGATGAATTTCTTCACAACTTCAAATGAACTCTTATTTGAAGCAGTCATTTCATCATCATTAACGATTAGAGCGTTTTTAAGTTCCGCTTTATCATCTTTATCAGTAAACGAATTGAATTGGTCAGTATAGAAGCCACATGGTGCAATTTCTCGTAAAAGCGTAGTTTTACCAATTCCTTGGCCACCCACAAGGTCAAGAACATAATCAAATTTAGTTAGTGGATTATATCCTTTAGCCACAGCTCCCATGAACCACAAACGCACTGTTAATTTAGTAGCCTCGGAATCATCAGTCCCAAGATATTTCTGCAAAAAATCATCAAGACGTGGTTTCTTGTCCCATTTAGTTAAGCAAGTTTCAAAATAATCAATTACTGGATTATAAGAATTTGCTCTAGCAACTGAATCAATCACTTGACTAACTAAGTTAGTTTTAAATGTAACTTTATAATTAGGACAAACCGAGATATAAAGAACAATATCATTAACCACACCATCATTTAATTGACCTTTGGGTAAAACAATTTTAGAAAGACCTTGTTTTGTTAAATCTAAAGTTACTTTTTTAGTCACATCAATTTCATCAGTGAAGCGATTAAATCTAAGGACACCTTTTAAATTAGGATCATGCTGTAAAATCAATGCAACATTTTTAGTACTAGTGGTTTTAATTGCTTCTTTATCAGTCAAATCAAAATTTAGTTTTGGCTTTTTATTATCTTGATTGATTTTTTTTACTTTAGATTGATCTAATACTTTTAATTTGTTCAATTTATGTTTCTTCGCCTCATTTCTTTATCTACCATGCTTTCACAAGTTTTATAAACTTCATCATCATTTAACTTGTCTTCCGTATTGCTATTAGCAATTGTAGCCAATTGATATGCTTTGTTTGGATCAACACCACGGAATAATAAACTTCCCATAAAACTGGCTAACGCATTATTTCTGCCACCAGTTTTGCCTAGCCCATCAACAATTTTTTCAAATAATTGAGCGGTAGTAGATTTTTCACCCGAAATGTAAGCACCGCTTAGATCATCATCAATTGGTTTGAATTTTTTCTGCTTTTCAAGAATTAGATCAATTAATCCTTGAGGCGGTTCTCTCATAGGTTCACGGTTTAGCCACTTATAGGATTTATCTCCTAGCATTGAAGGAGCTACTACAACATAGTTATTTTCATGAGCCTTTAAATCAACTGAAGGTAAGAATCCAATATTTTGTTGGATCTTAACCTTGCTAGGCTTAGTAAAGAAGAAATGAAAGCCATTATGTGCTGTTCTCTCAGTGAGCGTGTTCTTAAACCATTCATCATGATTAAGTGCCTTGATAGACTTCATGCCATCTTCACCACCATGACGATCCACATCAATCACAAAGAACTTGTCAGTTTTCAATGCAATGTTCGCTGTTGGATATTTTTGCCAAATTTCACGGATTTCTGTGCTTGTAAGTGGTGGTTTATCCGCAAACTTAATCAGTGGTCGCTTGTTATTACCAATTGGAATAACAGAAAATCCATGTTTCGCATAAGACAAAGCATAATTAACTAAGTTGGGATGCATGTCACCGCCTCCATAACAAATAGAAAATTAATATGATACCTATGAACCAAAATAAATAGCTTAAAAATATGTGCATTTTTTATTTACCAAATGGCAGATCGTCATCGGTTAATTCAATACCATTATTTTGATCTGCAAACGGATCTTGATTATCATCTACTGATAATTTTTTAGGCTGTTCTGCTCTACTAAATTCATAATTTCGATAAGGACGATCAGGATTCTTTTTATTAGGGCTTTCTTTGATAGTCATCATTAAAACCTTGCCTTTGGCTGGCTCTAAAGTGTCTTTCAAGTCTTCGTAAGCATCGGTTTCAGAGTCATGATCAAAATCACTATCAGGAATTGGAGTATCTACCATTTCGCCAATAACTTGAAGCATTGAAATTGATCTTGCTAATACAAATTGAGGCATTGGCTTGCCTGTACTGGTTACTTGTGCAAGCGTTGGAAAGACGGATTCAGTTTTGCCTTCATATTTGCCTTCAATAACCAAGAAACTTAACATTAAGAAATCACGATCTCCTTTTGCGTTGTGAGTTACTCCATCAAGGCTAACTTTGTAAGTTCCTGCTGGAATATTTTCAAAGGCGTTGTATTCTTTACCTTTTTTAGGATCGAAATCTGATTTCTTAACTTCATTTAATGCATCTAATAAACTCATTTTTACTTATTCTCCTTTTTCTTTGCTTGTAATTTTTCTAAATCTTCTTTTTTAAACATGCCAGTACAACTTTCAAGTAGCTGCAGAATTCGATGATCAGTGATGTTGGCTGGATTATACATAGTTCTTAAAGCCTTAACTTCTCTAAAGTAAGAAGCGTTTTGACCATCACCAATTTTCTTGGTTCTAATAACCACATCGCAGTTACCATTTACGATGTTGTAGTACTTGGCCTTTAAACTAGGCTCATAAGTAGTAGCGCCAGTATTTTCATCTGTGATAGCCAATTCACGGCTGATGTAAATTACGTTGAGTGGTAAAGCCTTCAAATCCATAACGAATTGCTGAAGAGCTGTGTTAAACATTGCATAGCCTTTGCCGTATGGAATATCGCTTAAGGCTTGTACGCCAGCATCAAGGCAGATAGCCTGTTCGAGCATCACGCAAATATCATCAATTACATCGATAACAATTGTCTTGAATTGTTGATCTGCTGGACGCTTAGGATTTTCCACCTGAAGAGCTGTGATAATATCATCAAGTTGCTTAATAGCAGATTGAGCTAATTTTCCATTGGCATCACGAATATTTCTAATTTGAATAGATGGTGCTGAACCTTGTTCACTATTTCCATCAGTATTTAAGATCAATGGGTTAGGAAAGTAGCTTGCAAAGTAGGACTTTCCCGACATCGTAGCGCCCCAGATAAAGAAATTATGTGGTTGCGTTTTCGGTTTTAATGTTTGTACTTTAGGTAAATTAATCATTGTTTGTCTCTCTTTTCTCTTAAATTATCTAAACTAACTCCTAATGCATCAGCAATTTTGCAAGCATTGGTAAAACTTGGATCTGATTTTTTTGATCGATAGTTTCTTAGAGTGTTGTCTGGAATGCCTGTTAACTTTGATAATTTATAGATAGTAATATTCTTTTGTTGCAAATATTTTTCCACTATTTTCCACATCATCTTGTGCCTCGTTTGTTGCATATCACTATATATAGTGCTATACTTTATTAAAGTGAATTGCCCCATGAAGTAGCGATGCTTCATGCGTACCGGGTGAATTCAAGGAACTCTAAGTGATACAGACATATGAGAACCCTGAGCCAAGCTTCTTTATAGAAGAAGGTGCAACGCATAGGAACTAATCCCACGAGCGCCCGGCAACTCGAAGAGTTGAACAGATATGCTGAACTACTGGAAAACCAGTAGAGGTTAAGGACAAAAAGCCTTAACGATAACAAATTGAATATGGTTGGCTCCGCAGTTGAACAAGCTATTAAGCCAAGTAATAAAGTCTCAGAAAGATTTAACTACGTAGGCCAATTTGACCGACTTAATAGAACTGTAAAAGACTTGAAGGTAGTTGGGGCTATGGTAGATTCAATTAGAAAGATGTCAGTAGCACCAACCCTTCCTAAATTTGATAAAGCAGCTGCAATCCAACCTGGTAATTCAACACATGAATCACTCTTCGGAGTGGCTTTTTCATTTTCTGATTAATCCTTTTCTTTTAGCTTGATACCAGGCCCAACCTGGTTTATAGCCATGTAACTTTGCATAGGCTTGCAATTCTTTAAGGCTATGAAGTTCACTAACAGTCTTATTAGCAACTTCCTTCAATAAATTGTTTTTAACGATTTCTTTGATCAATCGCTGTCTTTCTTTAGTAGCCTCAACAAGATCAACATCACTAACTGGCTTTGTTTCATGAACTTTGATAGGCTTACCGCAGATAGGACATTTACCATCTTTAACTTCTGAAGCTTTTACTACTGCAAAACAATAATCGCATGTGACAATTGAAATTCCTGAATCAGTTAGCAGAGATTTACTTTTCTGCTTGCCCGATTTAATGGCATGCTTCCAATCACGATCATCATCAGGATAGCCAAATGTTTTGAAGTTGTTAGTGTGGTCTATGATGATTGCAGTTTTATTTGGTCTTGGATTTAAACACCGCATTGAAAATTGTAAATACAGTGCAAGTGATGCTGTCGGTCGTGCCATAATTACACAATCAACGTTTGGAAGGTCAACACCTTCAGTAAAAAGATTCACGTTAACTAGTATCTTAATTTTTTGTTTTCGAAACTTTTTGACGGCTACAGCACGTTTTTCTTTTGACGTAGTTCCATCTACTTCAACTGCAGAAATCCCTTCAGAATTAAATTCAGCGGCTATCTTAATAGCTGAATCAATCGAGTATGTATAAACCACCGCTTGCATCCCTTTAGCAATTCTTTTGTACTGCTTCACAATATGACCGAAAATTTTAGTAGACATAGCTTGTTGCATCGATTCATTAGTAAAATCTCCAGTAGAACTCCGCTTAAGCAATTTAGAATCAAAATCATTAGGTGGTTGAAAGTATCTGAATGGTGCTAGGAATCCTTTGTCGGTAAGTTCATGAATTGATTGACCAACGATAATATCATCGGCTATCTGATCTAATTGAGCTTGGCCTGTTCTGTGGGGTGTCGCTGTAAAGAGTAAAACTATTGCTTTAGGAAATTTATTTAAAATTCTTTGATAACTCTTAGCTAAAGCATGGTGAGCTTCATCAACTAGAATCACATTAGGTATCGGTAATTTGTCTACTCTACGAGTTAACGTTTGAACCATACCTGCTGTTAATAGGTCAGGATTAACATTTTGATTTTTAAAAGTTTTAACGGCTTGATCCAGTACTTCTTTACGATGAATCAAGAACATTACACGTTTATTATTTTTAGTAGTTCTTCTGGCAATTTCCGCCATTACTCACCGTTTTTCCTGTTCTTGGTGGAGATTGAACAATGATCACACGATGATGTTTTTTCATAGAATCAACAATCTTACTGATTAATTCTTTTTGATAGGGCCTTAATTTGTACATTAAAAATCACCCATTTGCTGATCCAAAAAGTCAGAAATTCCACTTAATTTTTTTAAGATTTTATCTGTTTCTTCAGTTTCGTATTTTTTTAATAGATTATTTTTAACTTGAGACCAATCAGTATATTTAATTAAAGCTTCTTCATTTTCATTATTAATTAATCCAAAAGTATGATTAACAGAAAATAGTGATTTACCTGTAAGTTCGCCACATTTTTCATTAAAAACAATACTTTTATTACCATTTCCATCAATTTCCAATGGAAGTGTGTTGCAGATGTTTTTTAGTATTTCATTTACTCTTTGATTTGCCTTTTCTTCAATTAGCTCATCAAAATGAGATTTAGTAATCTTACTCATATTTATTTACCTTTTTCCTTCCATAACTTAGCTACCATATTAAAACTTGAATAATTCTCACGTCTTACAGCACGTTTACCCAAATACCGGAGTTGTGCTTTAAAACTTTCATGGTGTCTGTATGCTAATCGATAAACAATTTTTTTAGCTAAATGTCGATCATCGGCTTTAGCCGCAAGATCAAAGATTTTAGCTAATTCGATATTTGACATATTTTTTAAATTAACGTTCATAGTTAATAGCCTTCCAATTTCATCTAAGTTTTCACGTACTGCAGAAGATAAATCATGGCTTTTAGCTGCTTTACTAAAACTCTCCATTGCTTCAGTAATATCAATTTCTGCTTCAATCATTTAATTGTAGTTTTCATTTAATTGTAGTTTTTCTATTTGGTTTTAAATGAGCACCCTTGATTGCCTTGCCTTTTTTAAGATCTTCATAGAGTTTCTTCTTATCAGGTCTGATAGATTCGGTACGAATTACATAGTCGATTGGCAGTTTCTTAGTTTCTTCAACTACTACTGAATCTTTGTAATTTCTAGGTCTTAGGATGTGGTTTTGAGTTCGAATTTCTTTCTTACCACTATCATCAATAGCCTGAGTAAGAAATTCTTGAAGTCTTTCAGTTTGATTTTTAATAGAAAATTCAACATCACTTAATTGACGTTTCTTTTCTTTTAACCATTGAAGTTTCATATTATTTTCTTCAATCCAAGTGGCTACATTATCGAGTTTTTCATTTCTTGGAAGTTCAAGGCTTTCAAGTGTGTCCTTTAAAATTTCAGGATCAACATCCTTTTCTTTAACGGTTTTAATAGCATTGTTTAACTCAAATACATTCATTGTTGTTCCTTTCTAAAAGTTAGTCTTTGGCGCGGCTAACTTTCTTTTTAGTTTGGCCACCACTGATTGCATCAGTAGTAACCCATAACTTCATTTTTGTTTCTTCACTAAGTTCCATAATTGCCTCCTAAAAGATTTGAAGTACTAAATCCCAAAACCAATAACTCAATAAACTGAAAGTGACAATCATTGTGCTGAGCAATATCCCACCAAATACTGTTTCCCAGTCAGGAAGTTTCTTATTTCGCATTCCAATCAATCTCCTTCCTATGTTCATTCATCCAAACGGCTGCAGGATATTCAAAAATTGTCATTTTTCCGCCCCGTCCTGGATGTATATTGCTACACCAATCAGGTTTGAATGGATAAAGAATATTTCTTTTAACCCAAGCAGATCCGTGTGGTTTGGCATACTTTTTAGCAAATTCATCAATGCTAATTGTTTTTCCTATAATTTGATTTTCAGGAACATAACCACGCTTCTTCATAATCAAATCAATTACTTGTTCTAATGAAGAATCTTCAATTGCTAATTGCATTTAAATCACTCCATTCCTAGCACTTTGTAAATTTTTTTACGTATAGCGATAGATCTAGGATTGGTATTCCCTTTAACGGCTAGATTTACCGCCGTTCGATTTTCTCCAAGCAAATCTGCAAGTTGTGCTTGAGACATATTTTTCTTAAGCAAGGTCATTTTGATTGAACTTTCTACTTGCTTCTTTGCATTTTCCAGATTTTCTTCAATTGGCATTTGTTTCACCTCGTTTTGTGTTGTTCAACTTGTTTAGAAACTTATTTAGAAATTAATTGCGAAATATATTGACTTTTATTCGCAATAGTGCGAATATAAGCGTATAACAAATAAGCAATAAAATGTATTCCCGTACTTTATTAATGGCTTACTTTGTTTCGAAATTCGTTTTTAAACTTGTTTCATAACTTGTTGACAAATATTATTATACGCACTTATGCGAATTATGCAATACTTTATTCGCATTTTTGCGAATTAATTTTGTCAATTATATTGGAAGTGTTGATATGATTGCGTTTGAGCGTATTAAAGAATTAGCTAAACAGAAAAAATTATCATTAATTGAAGTAAATGATAAGGCAGGATTGGGCACAAGATCGATCTATCATTGGAACAAAACTCAACCTAGCAATAAAAATTTAGCGGCTGTGGCTAAAGTGCTAGGCACTACTACTGATTATTTGAACGGCTTAACTGATGATCCATCTTTACCTTCAGAAGATTCATTTTCATTAGATGATGACAAGCCAGTAATGTATCATGGCTACAATGTTCCTGATAAATATTTAGATATGATCCGTGGTTTAATGGACGCTGATATTAAAGAAGGAAAAGCTGATAAGCATGAATGAGTTAATTGAATACCTTTTAAATTATGCTTTTGATCATGGAATCGGTTATAAGCTAGTTCGTGCGGATCCTTATGATCCCTCGCTATCTTTAAAGAAGCACAATCTAATGGTTATTAATTTAAACTGGCATAATCAAAGTGAGCTTCCTTTTATTATTGGCCATGAAATTGGACATTTTATTTTAGGTGATAAAGGCGTTTTGTATTACAGTAGTTTTTCTGGTCAGAATTCTGAAGAAAAATCAGCTGATTTATATTCTTTAAATCTACTATATAATTATGCATGTAGCCGTGGACAATATTTTGAAGAGCCTGGGCAATTTTTATCCGCTTATGGCATTCCTTTTAGAATGACCGATGCTACTAAGGAGTTATTTAAACGTAATGATAATTAATTACAGTCCAAAAACTGAAGACTTAAAAAGCTGGTTTGGTATTTATTTTATCGTAAAAAGTGAGGTGTAAGATGGGGTATTTCATATTTGGATTAGCTGATGTGGCATTTTTTATTTCTTTAATTGTAACGGTCTACTTTGGTTTTAGAAGTAAAAAGAATAAAGAAGCTTATCGTGATAAGTTTAATCATTCGATTATTGCCGCGTTTGTGTTTTTTATTCTTTTATTGGCCAGCTCTTCATTAATGCCAGATACTTCTTCTGATGAATCTGCTTCTAAACCTAAAGAAGAAAAGGTTCAAAGCAGCAGTTCTAGTGAAGAAGAAACTCAAAGCAGTTCTGAAGAAGAAAACGATGATGATCAACTCACAGCATCCCAAGTGACGAAAATAAACAAACAATTAGTAGCGAATCTGGAAGATGATCAAAACGATGCTAAAGGTGGTAATAAAAATTATGATTGGTCAAATTATGTTTTAAAGATTGTAATTAACCATAACTGGCAAGCCACCGTTTATGTTGATGGTAGTTTTGTTGATTTAAATGAAGATGCAAGAAATGAAGTGGCTTCTCGTACCAATGGTTTAATTGGTAGATCTATTGTAATTGCTGGCGTTGATTACTCACCTGAAAGAAGTCGTGAAGGTATTTATATGAACTTCCATAATGGGCCAGATATTTTAGGAAGATCAAGATTTACTGATCATACTTCAATCAAGTGGAATAAATAATGGAGATGAAATTATGGGAATGTTTGGAAATAAAGCCCCTAAGTGTCCTAAATGTAAATCAACCAATGTGCAAGCGGTTGGACAGCACAAAAAAGGATTCTCAGTTGGAAAAGCTGTAATAGGTGGCGTTTTAACTGGTGGTATTGGTGCAATAGCTGGTTTCGCTGGTAAAAAGACTAAAAAAGTCGATATGATTTGTATGAATTGCGGTAAGCAATTTAAATTTAAAGCATAAAACAAAAAAACTCACCTACTGCGCCAACAGTAAGTGAGTAATAGATGAGCTACGCCAATAGCTCTAAAAATAAATGTATTTGAATTAAAACAAAAATCGCCAAGGCTTTGCTATACCCTATTTTAGCAGAGTTTTGGCTAGAATAGGAGCATTTTATGGCTTCAATTAAGAAACGCGGTAAAACCTGGTACGTTAGATTTTCAAAGAGAGAAAATCAATGGGATCCAGAAAAGCAAAAAAATGTTTCTGTCCTCAAGCAAAAATCAAAGGGCGGTTTTAAAACCAAAGCTGAAGCTCAACAATATGGAATTAAAATGGAAGCTGCTTCTATTTCAGGTGTAGATGTTACCAAGAATCCTGTTTTTGCTGATTATATGCAGAAATGGTTTGAAACCTATAAGAAGCCTAACTGCTCCCCTGCCACCAGTACTAAATACAACTATGAAATAAATTTGGTTAGGCATTATTTTGATGATTTAACCATTAAAGATATAACTAGAACCAAGTACCAAGAATTTATTAATTTTACAGCTAAGAAACATGCTCCAGTTACTGTAAAGAAATTGAATGGCAGTGTTAGAGCTTGTGTTAATTCAGCCATCATTGATGGTCTTATATCCGCTGATTTTACTAAGCAAGTTCAAGTTCATGGTAATGAAGATAGAGAATTAGCTGTGACTTACTTGAATGTTGATGAAATCAAAAGATTAACTCAAACAACTATTAATGAACTAGATATTAATACACCATCACGGCATATGATCCTCACTGCTATTTTTACTGGTGCAAGATTAGGTGAAATATCCGGCTTACAATGGAGCGATATAGATTTTACAAATAATATTATTGATATTAATAAATCATGGAGTTGGCAACGTAAGAAAATAGGGCCAACTAAAAACAAAAGTTCCATACGTAAAATCAAGGTTAATGATTTTTTACTTGAACGACTTAATGACTTGAAAGCCAATAAATGTAAATTCATTTTTGGCAATCCTGCAGAAAATGATCTGCCACCTACTTCTGTGACTGTGAATTCAACTTTGAGAAGTTTACTAAAAGATGCTAATATCAATAAGGATATTCACTTTCACAGTTTAAGACATATTCACGTTGCATATTTAATTAAGAAGCATGTAGATATTGTGGCTATCAGTCAGAGATTAGGTCATAGTAATGTAGCTACAACTTTAAAATATTATGCTTACTTAATTGATGAGCTTAAAAAATCAGAAGATAATAAAATTATCTCCGATTTGAATGAGCTATCAAAATGATATAATTATTCTGCTAAAAAATAGCTGTTGCACAAATGTTGCACAGCATTTTATAGAAAGCTTGATACATTAGTATTTGTAGTTGATAAAAAGGAACATATATGGATCAATTAGATCCAAAATATAGGGGCTTAGAATTTTTAGAAAACTTCAAAACCCTATTTTTATGCGATTTGATGTTTTAATAAAACATAGAAATTTTGACAGTGTTGCACAAATGTTGCACAAAAAAGTCACTCTTAATGAGTGGCTTCTTTTTCATCATAAATTTTAGCAAGTAAATTTACGCGGCTTGCTCTGGCATCATCTAACTTGCTCGGCTCTGAACTATAATGTTTCAAAGTCTGATATGGTATACCAGTTGTTTTTGATAATTCTTTAAGACGGGTACCACGGTTTGATATGAGTGCTTTAGCTTTTTCAAGATCTCGCATGATAAACCATCCTTACTTTTCGTAACTGTAACTGCCAAAGCTATGTGCCATGTCGTCAGTTAGACCATTTTCAAATTCATCACGAAGATCATCTTCTGTTTCTTCCAGATCATCATCGTATGCTACGCTTTGATCTTCATAAGTGAAGCACCAAGTACCATCTTCGTCTTTGACAAGTTCGCCAGCAACTTCGTAATCGTCACCATTTGTAACTCTAACTTCGTAGTTTTCTTCATCTTTAACAAATTCAAGTTTCATCATTTTAAATGCCTCGATTTCTATGTTTTATTTCCTTACACCACTATAATATCATATTTTGGTATCATGTAAAGCACTTTTGTATAAATTATTATACTTTTTTGAGTAAAAAAAGAGCCACTCCAGAGAAATTAATCTCCAGAGCGGCTCTTTTAAATTATAAATTTAGAGGGGTTGATTTTTCACTTCCTTCCATATAAATATTTATTTCAATTGTATTATAGGACAATATAGGCACGATTGCCTGTGACATATACCTGTTTGCCTTTGTGCAAATCCTTAATTTTTAGGAAGCGCCCGACACGGCCTTGAATCTCAATTTTTGAGTTAAGAGCCAAGCCGTATACTTTGCCTGCATCAGCTTTTGGAGCATCAAGCGCATGAGTGTGAGGCATCACGATTTTGGCAATACCATGTTTGGCATCGTTGTATGCGATCGGGTTAGCCTTGACATAAACAGCCCTGCCATCGAAGTATTGATTCTTGCCAACTTTGACAGCACCGTTTTCCAGTCCGAAAACTTGCCAGACAGAACCATAAGGCTTCAGCTTTGATGATTCTTTTTTATCAAGTTTGAAACTGGTGTAAACGTATGCTCCTTTGGTGTTAGACACAACTGCAACTGCGCCGATATTCCACTTAACTACGGGATGCTGAGAGAGCGATTCTACGGCTTTATTCGCTGGTTTTGGTTGAGAACTGCTCGAACTGATCTTTAAATCAATTAGGGCAATATTACCATCAACACCTAGACCACGGTAATTGTCCGTGAATTGCCAGATTGCTACTCCGTCCATTGATGGGAAGTAGTTAAAGTCAGCATAATCTTGGCGACCGCTAACTTTATAAGATGCTACCCATAGGCATGTGCCAAATGATTTTACAATTCGTGAAATGCTTAGACGATTTCTTAAATTGTAAGCACCAGAATAGATTAAAGGCTTGTATCCAGCTTCCTTGATAACTTGCATAGCGGCAAGGATAGCGTCAGTGTTAGCAGACGCACTGCCATTTACCGAGTTGCCAGAGCCTTGCTCCCAATCATCTGCAAGATAGCTGCCTGCAGGGATGCCATATGCCTTAGCCTTAGCTACTGCATACTTGGCTTCCGCCATTGCTCTTGACACAGAAGCACTATGGTTAGCATAGAAATAGCCCATAACCATTAGGCCATGAGCTTTAGCCGATTTAATTTGTGTTTCCGCTTTAGGATTGGTGTACTCTGTGCCTTCAGTAAGCTTTACGAAAGCAAACTTGGCACCAGCATAATTAACTGTTGTGCTTTGATAACTCGCTACATCTACTCCATAGCTTCGCTTTAATACGATTGAGTTTGACATCAGATTCACTGCCTTTCTTTCTATCTTTTTCGAAAGAATCGAAGATGATTTCGTTCCATGTCTTAATCATTTTTTACATCATCTTCGGCTTGTACAAAGCCAATAGGCTCAACAGTTTCATTATCTTGTGATGGTGTAACCAGTTCCTTTTGTGCATCATCGTATGACTTTTGGATCATACCTGCGGCCACTTCCTTAGTTAATTGTGGTTTTTGTTTTAATAGCTGGTCGGTAGCCCAACTCTTTTTTTCTGCGCCTGTAAGGGCAAGCAGTTTGTTAGCTTGGCTGTATAAAGCATCAGACGCTTCTTTGGCAGTTACAACTTGTTCGGGTACTTTCTTACCTGATGCAGTCATCTTTTTAATGTAAAAATCTAACGCAGTGGATACGCCCTGCGATACTGCTACAATCACAATTAGAACGATCAAAGCGTAATTCATAAGCTGTTCCATTGACACGACTAGTCACCTACCTTTGGCAAAAGCGGTTTAGTGTCTACAGTAGTCTTTTGCACCGTTGGTGCTGGTGATGGTGTGTCGTCCTTGACCATTCCGTTGTCGGTAACGCCACTTAGATAGCGCACCCACTTAGTTACTGCTTTCGTGATGTCCTGTGGGACATCATCAAGTGTCAAAACGCTATCTTGTACTAAAGTCACATAATTCAAAATTCTAGTGTTTGGTTTCATAGTTATTTAACTCCTTTCGTAATTCTTTGTTTTCTTTTCTCAATTCCCTATTTTCAGCAAGCACAGCTTTATAGTCGTCTGCTAAAAAGCTGTGTTCATCGTGTCTTGTTGATCTCTTATCACTTAGATAACTCGTAAATAATCCCAGCAAAAAGGGGGCTAGTACACTAAGTATGTCTTTAAGACCTGGCATAAGTGTATCAGCTCCTTTCTCATCCCCGTGGGTCATACTCATAAGCGATCTGCATAAGATTAATGATTGCATATATCTCGAAGACGACCACAGGATGAAATCTGAAATATCCAGCTCCAAAGATGTGGAAGCTTTCCGCAACTAGCAGGACCGTCAGAAACGCTACTGAAACGCCTAAGCCAAGTGTGACTAGCATATCTATGTGTACATCTAAAACACCGCACAGAATCAAATCAACGCCTGCCAGCAAGCCAACAATGTCAAAACAAACATTATTCCATGCAGGTGCTAGACTTGGTGGGTAAAAAAAGTAGGTTCGATCGATCAAAAAACAGATTGCCAAGCCTGCGATCAACAAACCAGTTTTAACAAAGTCCCAGCGACTAAGCTTGTGGTGCAGGTTGAGGTTGAGCTTGCGGTGCGACATAGTCTTCACCTACGATTTTCTTGTAGTCGTCAGCAGTAAGTTGACCTTGTCTTACTCTTTCTTGGAAGTAAGCCTTGTCAAAGCCAACAAGCTTCATTTGATAGTCAATTTCCCACATTTGAACAAACATTTCATAAATAGTCATAGCCTAATCCTCCTTATTGCTTGTCAGTTGCTGTTGCAGTAGTTGCTTGCGTTGGTGCTGTTGGTTTAGCAGTCTTTTGTGAGCCTGCAATGGTGAGCATCAAGTTTTGCAATAATGCGAGCAAATTGTTTTGGGTTGCTTGACCTTCTGACAATTCCTTGATTGACTTGGTCAATGCTAAGTTTTGTGCAGTGCCAGTTAATTGATTTTCTTGTACTGACTTAAGAGTTTGGTCGAGTTGTTCCTTGAACTTATCAATTGCATCAATCTTCATTTGCACTTGTGCAAGGATTTGAGTTTGAGCATCATGAGCATTTTCAATCCAGCCACCCTTCTGCACTGAGTAAAGCGGATCAACGAGGTCATCGCTTGGACGTTCCTTGTACACGTGCCATGGGAGGTTTTCATATGCCTTTTCGTCAAAAACTGGCATTACATAGTGGTGCCACAAAGGATTTGTGTTATCTGGGTCACTCATATATAAGTAACCAATCAAATTTGGAAAGTTCTTCTTCAAACTTTCTTCTTGTGTCTTAACAGAAGTATCAACTTCTGCGTTTTGTGTAGCATTTTCTGTACCTGCTACTGGTGTGTTTGTTTCGTCAGCCATTTTATTGGCTCCTTTCTATTAAAAAGCCCACGGGTAC